CAAAAAACATTGTAGCTAGAAGTGCAAAAAAGAATTTCATTAGGTATTTGCAACTAGTCTATCTAGGCGGTTTTTTCTTTCCTGGAAACAATTCTACACCGATATACCTGGGGTTTGTTTTGACTTCCTGACTTATCAGTTCACCAAGTTCATCAGCACACTGACACCACTTTTTTCTAGCGATATCAGCACCTAATGCTTTTTTTGTTTTAGTCTAAACCAATCCCTCCAAAGTGCAGCGCATTCATCTGATTTTTTTTGAAGATGTGGTTCCCGATACATTGGAACCCTCTGTGTGGGTTGTGTGCCCTAGACTGCATTATTATTTAGAATCAATCATTGATTCCAATTGATTGATCTTAGTAAATTCTTGATATGCAGACTCAGACCTTTCAGCAAGAATGTCAAGAATATCTTCAAGAATTACTTCATTCTCTACATAATCATCAAGGTACTTATCCAGGGCTTCTTTTAGATATCTTTTTCTATGCCACTCTGGAGAGTAAGGTTTGTAGTCCATAATAATAGTGTATATGCTAGGTATTATAGGGGGTTCTGATCTTCATTGTCAAGTTCTGACAAATAATCTACCCACCACTGAGGATCTTTATCTCTTTTCCAGTTAGGTACAGGAAGTCCTTTTTCAAAGTAATACTCCCAAAGTGCTTCATCTATAGTCTGTGCGATCTCCATATTCCTCTTCCTCTTCATCAACGTCTTCATACGGGTTTGCCAAATAGGGTCCATGTGGTTTTCTGGATTCTTCTCTGACATAATTGACTTCTGATACGCTAGAGGACAACCATAGAGACAACTTCATCACTAACCATATTACAGCAAGCGGTAAAAAGCAAGCAACAAGGATTAGTGATTGTTTCATTCATCGACCTCCCAACACTTTTCGAATCTATTTCTTAGCTCATTCAACTTATTATTTTCTTGAACTTCTAAAATGAGGTCACTTATCTCCTTTTCATCCTCTGTTAGAGACATACGATGTTTTTGTTTAATATCAATCAGACGTACCATATCCATATAGTATTCTGGACTTTTACTAACAAACTCGTCGTATGTCATTCGAATATTCCCCTATCCTTCATATACTGAAGAGACTCTTTCATACTACCAATATGTTCACTACCCAATGAAACTTGTGGGTAAGTTGCTTCACTACCAAACTCCATACGGAATTGTTTATCACTAAAATCTACACCTAAAAGGTATTCATGAAATTCACCGCCAAGAGAACGAAGAAGCATACTCATACGTTCACATTCTTGACTTCCATCAGAATAAATTACTGCTGTAAGTTTATCAGTCACGTTGTCTCCAATCATCGGGTTTATCACGATTGAACCAGTCTACTATGTCATCAGCAGAGTCAAAACCAGTTCTGTAATTAGATGGGTCGGGATCACCCAATCCCATCTTATTCATGAAATCGTCCATACTACCTTCCTGCATATCAGGATTCGCAGCTTGGCGTCTTGCCTTTTTTAAGATTTCACGAGCAGAAGTATTGGCTTTTGCAAGTTTTTCTGCCCAAATCATGTCGGACAAATCAACATTTTCTCTCAAAGCAATCTTCTTACAGATACCCTCAAGGCGAAGGCGATACTGAGCAGAAAGCATGTGTACCTCTCGTACTAAGAATATTTAGAGTAAATTATATCAACGTTCGATATAACTTAATGTATGATTGGATGCATTAATCTGATGAATAATTACATCACAACCAACTTTGGGTTCACAATCTCCACAGGTGAAGATATCTACAGCAGCCTCTCCTTTTTCTGGCCAAGTGTGGATACTAATGTGACTTTCAGCAAGAAGAATCAATACAGTTACTCCTTGTGGATCAAACTTTTTGTAAATTGTTTGAATAATAGTAGCACCACTAGTAACTGCTGCATTTTCTAATAAATCCACAAGGAATCTATCATTATTAAGTCTATCAAATGGACAACCATAAAGGTTGAGCAAATAATGTTTACCCATTTATGTAGGATTATCCTCCGAATCCCGAACTAGATCAGATACTCTTTTTTCAGTACCGTCCATCATTGCAATAGTATATATGGAAGATCTCATATATCTTTTGATCTTCTTATATTGTTTTTTAACATCTTTAAGAGCATCCAAATTCATTTGGATGTTCATATCTCCAGAAGCTACTTTTTCTTTTTCTTGTCCGAAGGTTGATATCCCCACATCTTCGGATTCACTTTCCCATCTGTCCATTCCATTCCTCTAAAATCACGATATTTATCCCAGTATTGATCAAAAATGTCAACTTTAAGTCCTTGAACAATGTCACACTTTTGTACTCCATTGTCACCATAGGTGACAAGATAAGAATCCCTGGGGAGACTCCCATCTAGTTTAGCTGATGGATCACAATCTACATGAATAATATTAATACCCTTCCCCATGTCAAGACCTACCACCCCATTGAATATCAGGATACGCTTCGGTAACTAGTTCTTTTGTAATTTTATATTTGGTTGTTAACTTTTTATCTTTTACTAAACAAAGAACTTCTGCTTCTCCAGGGTGTAAACTTTCTAGAATATTAATAAACATCGTTTCCTTACGAAGTTTATTCATTGCATCATTACCACCTCGGACAAAATTATAGAACTTACTCCATTCTTTTCGAATATTTGAAGATGGATTGCCTTCAGAATCTTCCTTGGGTTGAACAGGAACTTCACCTTCTGGAATTACGGATACGATAGAATCATCGAAATTCCAAATTAAAAGAGATTTTACAAAATTTTCATTAAATCGTTGAAGAATCTCAATCTTTTTAGCTTTAAGTCTCTCTGAGGAAACAGCAGAAAAGATTTCGTGAACTAGAGAACTAGAAGTCAGTTCAATCTTTTCTGCGGGCTTGCGGCTAATTGTAGTCTTTTTTGCCGGTGTTTTTGTCGTTGTTGATCTTTTTTTAGTCGTCGTCTTCTTCGTAGTCGTCATAACTGTTTTCAAATCGTACTGCAATTACTTCATCTGGAATGATGTGTCCATTTTCGTCAAACATTTCTGGATGAGCGAAAACTTGTTGAGGTGTATTGAGGAGCAAATGTTCTTTCCATAACCATCCAATTATACCACCAATCATCAAGAACATTAGGGATACCATACAAAAAATGGCAACTATAGGCATTGTCATAGCCTTTCCTCCGAGAGATTTACTTCTTTTTAATATTGAATGAGAAGTTTAGATATACATGAATCTCTCTTCGGAAGAGAGAAACCATCTTACCAAAACTGAACTCAAAAGTCTTTGGTGCTTCAGGCTCTTTCCTCCCTTTTCGTAACAATAATTCCACACCTTTATTTATCTTCAAATCCTGACCCATTTTAAATTAATGAAATTGATTTTAGGTATGAGATAGTATCAGTGCATCCACCCAAGTGTTTATTGTCAAAAATTACTTGGGGAAAAGTAGAACCTTCCTCAAATTCAGAATAAAAATCTTCCCTTGTGAAATCTTCATCTAGAGTGAGAATTTTATAATTTTGACCACAAAGTTCTAGTACTGTTTTAATTTGAAAACAGTATGGACAATTTGGTTTTGAATAGACAATAAAACTCATTATTTAATAATTTATTTGGAAATATTTTACAACTTTATATTAATTAAGTCAACTTTCATTCTGCAAATTTTTAATTTGATCTACAAGGTACTTAGCAAAAGCTTCCATTTTTTCTGGATGAATCTGTTGGATACCTGCATCTTTCACAGCATTTTCAATACTGTAAATTTCATTCCTGTCAAGTTTGCGTCCTTCAGATGGCAGAGTCATGAGTTTCTTGCGATGTGTTCAAATTCTAACATGAGAATCTAAAACTATGTAGAAATTTAATATTTTCTTTAGAATTGTGTTAAGAAATTTTAAGTGTAGTTATACTGTTTCCATTCCTCAACATTAGTTTTCTGAATATCAAAAATCATTTTGTTCACAGGAGCTCTTGGTTTTCTAACCAACTTCATACCAGTTTGTTCCAATAACATACTACCTTTTTTGGTATTGCAGGAACTACATGCAACTACTAAATTTTCCCAAGTATCACTACCACCTTTAGATCTGGGAATAACGTGATCAATAGTTAGTTTAGATTTTGCACCACAATACTGACATGTATTATTATCTCGTTTGTAAATCATAGAACGAGATGGAGTGATGTTCATAATCTTGGCCAATGGAAGTTTTACATAATTTAAAAGTCTTATTACTCTACCAGAAAGGACTTGGGCCTTTTCTTTGAGTAATAAGACTATTGCTCTTTTCCAACTTGTGAAGTTTATTGGTTCATAACTAGAATTTAGAACCAATACTGTTTGGTAGGGAGTTATGGGATGATCCATACTTTGTCTACATACACATAATATCTAGTTAACTTTAGTCGGTAAAAGGTCCGAAGTTTCCTCTACTACCAGGTTTCCTGTCATCCAACATATCCATAATGCCATCAAATGACTGGACGTGTTCTATATCGTGAATCATTTTTGCAATTTGAGTACACACGATTGGACGTTCACCTCTTGCAGCAAATGCAAGTGCATTACGCAAAGATGATTCTGCTTCTTTCAAAGATTCTTCAACAGATTTAGATAGAGCCATTCAATCGATCCTCACATTTAGAATAGAAAGTTCCATTTACATAACATGACTTTCCAGGTTCATAGTATTTTAACACATTTGGTTTTGGGGTGTCAACTACACAATAGTCCCCCTGGCCAGTGGCAATTCCTTCAAGACACATTGCTGCAACAAAAGGAGCAAGAAGTTTAATAGTATACATCAGCGGGGGTATTTGCGGAGTTCATAAGAACCATCACCACGATCAATCCACTCTATACTGTCACCTTCTTTGAGGTTTGCCGCTTCCAACAGATCGTCAGGGAATGTAATGCAGTATTCATCTTCACCAGTGTCTTCATCTCTGACTTCTTCTACAGGAAGAGTCCAATGCTTGCGTTCAGATGTACTGTATCCATCTACTTTGACAATCTCTTTTTGCAAGGATCCAACACGTCGCTTAGTGACTGTCTTACCACCATCAGGAGACTCATAGATCCATCCATTCTCATACTTTAGACGAGTCGGATCATTCCTAGAAACCTCAGCGTCTAGTTTAGCACGTTGGTTATAGTACTCCGCTTCACGAAGATTGTACTCACGACACTTGTCACGTTCTTCTTGTTTTGCCGCAGCATCACACATTGCATCAAGTTCTTTTTCTGTGTATACCGATTTTTCGTATTCTTCTGGATAATAAGTTTCTTCCCAGAAATCGGCCCAGTCTTTTTTAGTTGCTTCAGTTACTGGAGGAATCTTTGCACCTGCTGCATCATAATCCCACGGTTCATCGTTTCCAACACCAAAGTCAACTTCACGATGACCCTTCAAAAGTGAAAGGAGATCGATACTCTTAGTGAGATACTTCTTGTGATACTCTACACTCTCATCCACAACATTTACAATAGTGTCATAGATGTCTTGTGGAGAAAGATCC